TCCTTGACGCACTGCTTGATCTTTGGCGGCTGTTGCCTGCATTAACTCTTGAGGAGTCTCTGCAACACTCGCCATGTAGTCTGCTCTTTCAACAGCACCCATGTCACGAAGCATACCCATACGTTTTCTTTCTTCTTCTTCTTCACGTCTACGACGAGGTGCGCTACCTAAACCTGCGGCAGCAGTAAACAATCCCTGAGTAAACGCTGGCTGTGTTGCTGCTTGTACAAAACTTCTACCAAACCTAGCCATGATTAATTGCCTCCTAAAAGACCTGCTAACAATCCAGTACCAGCCGCACCAAAGAGGTTAGCCTGTCCAAGACCTGCACCCAGCAACGCATCAATACCAGAAGCAGTAGCCTCACCAAACAAACCCGTACCGTACAACTGTGCCTGTTGTGCTTGTCCAGCCGCAGTCATTCCGGGTGTAATTGCAGACAACAACTGTGCTTGAGGTACGTAACTACCTGCTAAGAACTGCTGTCCTAGTTGTGCCTGTTGAGCCTGCTCTGCCTGAGCCTGTTGCATTGCTGACAACATAGCTCTATTACGTGCTTCTTCTTGAGCTTGAGCCATTGAAAACTGCTCAGGTGCGCCACCAAACTGTGCAGTTCGTAGTCCTAACCGACCTTGTGCTGCTAAACGCTCTTCTAATGCTAGACGTTGACGTTCCTCTTCAGGACGTTGTATAGCACGAATGCGCTCAAACACTTCTGCTTCACGATCTGCTGTAGGCATTGCTGCTTGCTGATAGAACTGACCTGCACCGCCAAACAACTGACCACGGAAAGCTTCTTCTTCAGGAGAAACACCCATAGTAGTTCTAAGCTGTCCAGTAACAGGATCAACTTGAGTACCAAACTGACCACCTGTAGCAGTCGTTACCGTGTATGGTCTGAACGCTGCTTGCTCCATCTGAGTCTCAGCAAGTTCTTGACCAAGACGTTGACCACGTTCGCCAATGTCACCTAATCGTTCATAAGCAGACGTAAGGAGACCTAGAGCAGCAGCACCTCCTAAAGCTTCTCCTCCGCTAATGCCTAGAGCGTCTAGAATATCATCAAACATTATTATCTCCTAATTAAAGCGTTTTACCTATCAGCGCGAGTAGGTTAATTTCTTGTAGTGATAAAGCAAAGCCATTGATGTCAGACTCAAGACCGACAACAACAGTTGTACCACTACCGACAGCGTTCAAACTGCGTTGGTTAGTAAGTTCACCACCAGTAAACTCTGATAGTGGGTTAGAATTTTCGCCAAACTCATTGACGTTATAAAAAGCAGGATTCTGGTTACCTACTGTAAACTCTGTTGTCCTGTAAGACGTACCAAAGTCATAGGCAAACTTCATAAATACAGTAGCACTGTTTGCACCTACCAGCGTTGGCTTGATCTTCTTAAGAATCTTTAAACGAGAAGCATCACCAAATGTCAAGCTTGGACTAAAGTATTTAAAGCGATACCTTGTACCGTTATCAGAATAACCTTTGTACTCACTAATACCGTCTGTTGTTCCTACGTACAGTGTACCATTAGTCAGTCTTTCGTAAGCTGTAAAGACAGAACCGGGCCATCGTGTTACCCTAAACGAACCATCTTCTAATGTTCCTCTAACGTCAAAGCAGAAGGTTGTGTCCTGACCTACAAATGTTAACAAGTAGAAGTTCTCTTCTGGGCTGTAGATAGACCTAAAAAACTCTGTCTCTCCCTGTATCAAGCCAATAATGTCTTTTGTAATCGTACGGGATAACGTACTGATAGGCATTGACTTTTCTTGTATTGTACGTCCAAAGCTACGCAAGCCTGTATGTGACAAGAAGATAACATCAATTCCTGTATGCTGTACTGTATCTCTGTCAACACAACCAACGCCCGCTACAGTGTCTGATAGAGACATTGTTGCTGGTGCTTCTGCGCCTTGGTACACAACAATGCTGTGTTTACCAAAGATAATTAACAATCCGTTGTGTGCTGCTAGTGATACAATCTCGTCATAACCGTCAGGCCATACTTTTGAGATGTCAATACTACCACTAGTACCGCCTGTCCAGTTCTGTCCAATCAACAGGTCAGACCAGTAAACAGTAGACTTGTTGTTAGTTACATCAGCACACCAAAGACGACCATAAGCAGCAACAACTTCGTTAGCCTTTGGAATGTCAGTTGCACCTGACGCGCCAGTTATCGTAGACATTTTCTCTACTGCGCCTGAAGCGTTACTGTAAACTAAAGGCTCATAACCACGCTGAAAGAAATAGATGCTGTCATTAAAGTCAACCATCTTCCAGTTGTCAGCAGTAATGGTGTAACTACCGGGTGTCTCATCAACTAGTGTAGTTGTACCGCTAATGATCTTGTTGTTACCAACAGAAAAGATCTTACTGTTACCTGCGTTATCTCTAAACTCTCTGACAGCACGTACAGCAGCAGTACCAAGTACAGTCTTGTTTGTGGTGATTACATCATAACCCTTACGTGCCGCAATACGACCACGTTTATCAATAACTGCATTGTCAGCAATCTCAGCAAAAGAAGGATCCTGCGCCAAAGGAGAGTCTTCGGTGTTGATCCCTTTAAAAGCTGGTGCTACAAGATTAATACTGCGTAGTTCTTGAGCCATATTAGATAGTCCTAAAGATCATCTCTTCTGGGTGCTTTGCTGCGTCAATAGCAATAGCGTCTGATAGGTACTTGTCAGCAATAGCAAAGTATTCAGCAGTAGAAGTACC